ATGCGCTAGCGGAAGCACTAGTCTCACTAGCAGATGCACTGGTTGCACTAGCCGCCGCATTAGTCTCACTAGTGGACGCACTGGACGCACTCGCCGCTGCATTAGTCTCGCTAGTTGCCGCGTCAGCCGCCGCTTGTTGTGCCGCAGACGCATCAGCCTCTACTCCAGCTTCACTAGCCGCCGCATTAGCCGCACTGGTAGCGGCCTCAGATGCGCTTGTGGAAGCTTCGTTTGCTTTGTTAGTAGCAATATTGGCCTGATCTTCAGCCTGTTTAGCGTACAGAGCCACCTCTGACGCATAAGCATCTGTAGTAGCATCTCCTGAACCGCCGTCACCACGATAGATTGGCACGATAGATTGCTCCTAAGAAAACAAACAAGAAAGGAAAAGGGGCCACTTGGTGACCCCCTGTGTTACTCTAGTCTTAAGCGGCAACGCCCAAGATGAGACCAGCCTCAGGACGGTAGGTTTCGATACCGTACAGAGTGTCAGCAGTGTACAGAGTTGAGAGGTACTCCTGCTTGTACTGAGTCTGCGAACGTACAGCCATCTGCTCCGCGAGAACAATAGCGTCTTTGTGGAAGAACAAGCAACCACGTACACCAGTGTCCATAGTGGGACAGTTAGACGATACGTACACGTCTACACCGTAGAGGTTACCGATGAGGCCTGACTCTACAGAACGACCATTAACAAAGTCGCTAGAGACGTAACGATCAATACCCATGATGTCACGCCGAGCCGCAGGTGGGATCACCAGAGCACGGTTGTCCATAGGTACGTCAGCGTCGTCGAGGATCTTGATAGCCTCACGGAAGCCTTCGTCGTTGAATGCTTCAGCAGTGCCGCCAGCAGTGAAAGCCGTTACGGAAGTAGCATCAAACATCCAGCTAGCAGAGTTGACCCAATCAGCCGGCGCAGGTGCTACAGTACGAGTACCGTCACCAAAGCCAGTGGCACAGTTGATGAGATCAGTGTCTACTTGGACAGCCAACTGATAACCAGCGTCGTCTGTGTAGAACTGTCGCAGAGTGGTCAGAGCCTGTACTTCTACGATGTCCTCAATCAGACGCGAGTACTCAAAGTGACGGTCCACAGCAATCGTGAGTTCCTGCTCTACGTTCGCCTGAATCGTAACCGCAGTGTCAGCTACTTTAGCGTTAGCTTCGCCACGGATAGGCTTAGGTACGTGAATCAGGTCACCCTTCTTGCCCGTCATAGACATACGCTTGACGAGGGGAGCCATCTTGAGGTTCTTTTGATAGGCGGCAATTACCTCATCACTCCAGATTTCTGGGATGAAAGTGTCTGCCGCTGTTTTGTTGACGATAGAACCGCCGCCAACTGTACCGGGATAAGTCTGTTCAGCCATGATAATTCTCCTTTAGGCTATCGAACTCGACCCTCGGCGTATGCCTTCAGAAGCTCGTCTGAGAGGGCTTGGTATCGCTCTGGATCGGTTTTCATAAGTTTAATAATGTCAGCACGACGATAAACTTTCTTACGTGATCCTTCTGCTGTTCCGCGAGCGTTGCCTGTGCTGGCTGACTTCACTTGACTCTTACGGGCGGCTTTTTCAGCCTGTGCGGTCTGCTGGACTACTGTATTCTTATCCTTCCAGAGACTAAACAGCTCGTGAGCCGCGTCGTAATCGTACCCTTGGTCAGCCTGAACAAACAACTGTGTTCGGACTTTTGACCCCTTGATCCACTCAGCAAACTTAGGATCCTGTAGTACAGCTTCCATGTCTGGGTGGTTCTGTTGAAGTTGTGCTAGAGTAGACTGTTTCTTAGCTAGTTCAGTGTACGCCTGCGCTTCTCTGATCTTGGGGTGGTTATCTATAGCTCTACTAACAGCGGTCTTAGGATCAACAAAGAAATCAACATCATCTTCATCGTCTGTTTGTTGCTGTGGTTGAGGTGCTTGTTGCTCTGAGAGTTGTGTTTGGATGTAGTCATCAACAACACCACGTAGATCACCTATCTCCGTACTCTGTTTGCCTGTAAACTTCTCAAGCTCTTGGTGCATCTGCACTAGGTCTTGAACAGACTTACCTTGGTACTTTTCGGGTAACTCAGGCTCCTGAGGTTGTTCCTCTTGTTCTTGAGGAGTCTCTGTGGTATCCTGAGTATCTAGTTGGTCTACTGGTTCCTGATCCTCTTCCTTACGCTCATCAATTAGTGTCGCTCTTGACATTGTAAACTTACCCCGCCTTTATAGGTTGTGGAGAAATAAAATGGAAGTTGCCCCGTAGGATTTCCGTTAGTTGGTTCCAGCCTTCTGATGCTCCTTTACCCACCTCATGTGCCTACCGGGGAAATCCCCAGAAGCACCCTCTAGTACGCTAGGAGTGGCTGAGACAATCTTTGTAGCGTTAGCACCACAACCGCACCTACTGGTCTTGGTGTCACTTTCTACAAATTCTTCAAAGATATGACCTTGGTCACACTTAAACTCAAATACCTTAATCATCTTCTTCAGAGGGCTTAGTAGCTTCCTCGTAGTTATTCTTAACGATAGTCTCCATGTTCAGTAGGTGGGCTAAAATGTTTAGTTGTCCCTTACGAAACTGAAGATCCTCTGAATCCTTAGTTGCTTCTACAGAGTTAATGTTGGCTACGTTGCTACCAAAGTCCTCCATAAGTTGTTTCCAACCGTCTGTCATAAAAAGACTAAAGTAATTGTCGTAGTAAGCTTGATTTTCTTGGTCCACTTGAGGCCTCTTAGGTTGTCTCTGGTTAATGATTTGTACCGTAGTACACTATATATTATACCATACTTTTACTCAAAAGTCAAGCTTTTTCTTCACTTTTGGTATTATTTACGCTTTTTCTTAGCAGTCTTGGCCGCTTTCTTGAAATCTGAGGACTTAGGAGCGCCCTTAGACCCCGGTTTACGCATCTTTTCGCCTGATCCAGCCTTAATACGCTTTCGTTTAGCGTTAATGTTGGCGTACAGACCCTTCTTAGGCACGTTTCTTGGCCTTCTTCTTCTTTTTCTTAGGTGGTCGGCCTACTTTACTACCGTATGTACCCTTTCCGCGTGGCATAAGCTATCTCCTCTCTACCATTTGACCTTATTGGCCCAGTATGCCGCAGACATTTTGCCTTTGGCGATGTTTTTAGCGTGTCTAGCCTTAAACGACTTCTGTCTAGGGGTAGCTTTCTTGTCCCCAGAGACTCCTTGCTGTCCAAAGCGTATAGTTTTTACCTTGTCACCTTCCTTGGCTACCACTACGTGAGACTTAGTAGGGTGATTAGGCGTTCTCTTCGGTTTGTTGAACCCGCTTACTCCTGCCCGTGCTAGTCTTGGATCTTTTTCCTTCGGCATTAGATGACTCCTTCTGGTGCAGGCCCGACATTTGGCCCTCTAGGTCCGCGAGTCGTTTCTCTAGGGCCTCTATCTTGTCCGAGTGGGCTTCGAACACGCTGTTCAGTTGGCCTAGGAATTTGTTGATTTCGGTCTGTGTCATTAACACGGGGTGTTACTCCTTTGTCGCTTAGTGCTTTCTCCTTGAGTGCTACCTCAGCAACTTTCAGGCGACGCTCAAACTCTCTGTCGTCCTGATCTCCCGCCTGTAGGTTACGTGTGATAGCGCTGATCTTGTCGATCTCAAGCTCCTGTGGTGCAAGCTGAGTGTCAATGGCGTACTTGCCTGCTCTGGCCTTAGACTCAGCCGCTTGAGCGTTGAGTGCCGCAGTCTGACTCTGCTGGAACTCAATCTGTGCCTGTTGAGCCACCTGAGCCATCTGCTGTGCCTGAGGATCTGGCTTCTGAGCCTGTTGCATAGACGCGATGAGTTCCTCACGGTTACTGAGGTTCATGTTGTCGATGATGCTCTGGATCAACACGGGGTAGATAGGCGAGTCTTGCTTCATAGTCTGCAGTAGCTGGACTAGCTGAGTAACCTCGTATTCCCTAGCGATAATCCCCAGAGTACTAGTGGCGTTGAACTTGTAGTCAGCCACAGGGTAATTCTCAGGATCAAACTGCATGTACCTGTGAGCCGCCTTAGTGACAAACGGGAGCAAGAAGCTCTGTTGGAAGTTAATCAGTGTGCGCTTCTGACGCTTGATGATGGCCCCTAGGGACATACTGATTCCTGCGGCAGTAGCTTCACCGTTAATCTGACCAGCGATGCCTGCGGAGTCAACGGCCCCTGTAGCCTGCTGTACCATCTGCTGTAGGGACTGAGCCTGTGCAAAGGTAATCTGGCCTACCTGACCAAAGTTGAACGGTTGAAGCACCTCACGTGGGTCACCGTTCGTCAGGATCATCTTACCGGGGCGTACCTCAGGCTTAGCGCCTCTAGGTAGCCTAGTCGCATCGATAGCGAGCATTGGGTGGATGGTGAGAGACAGGGCGTCAATCCTAGCGCGTAACTCGGTATCCAAGGCCTTCTGAGAGTTGTAACCCTTCTCACAGACACCACGGCCCCAGAAGCGGCCCGGAACAACGTCCCACGGGAAAGCAACTACAGGACGATCACCCATCATGTAAGGGTTAGCCTCTGCCTTCAGTAGAACACCACCGTTAGCGATAACCACTACAGCCTCTGTGTACATCGAGTCTGACTCTACGTCTACTCCCTCAGACTTCAGAAGCTCTGTAGGTACGAGTCCGTAGTACTTCGTCAGCCTAACCTTGTCGTCTCCGTACATCGTTAAGTCTTGGTCGGGCTCTAGTTCTGAGTCAGGAGCCGCTGTACCTATGTACACATCGTTGTAGACTCCGTCCTCCTGCAGTAGTTCTACGGAGTGCTGTGACACAAACTCGTCAATAGCGACACCCATAGCGTCCTCTACAGACGTAGCCACAGGGTCGATTAAGAAGTTCTGGGGCATTACAGGCTTGAGTTTGACTACGACTCTGTCTTGGATGTTGACGCCCACAGCAGTCAGGTCACCGCCCATGATGGGCTGAGTAGCCGGGGCCATCTCCTTGATCTCCTCAAGGACAATCTCACCGACGCCTGTACCAAATACTGCTGAGTTAATCAAGCACTCTCCCACAGCCTTACGGATCTTAGTGTTGTGGAAGTCTTCAGTCAGTTTTTTCCGCAGGAACATAACGTCTTGGTTCTCTGGGTCTCCCAAGTCATCAGAGATGTCAAACCACTTACCTCTACCAAACGTGGCCTCCTCAAGTTCTGCTACGTTCGACTCTACAGCCTGCTGAAGCGCAGGAGAGACAATACGAGAACGCTCCGATGCTCGCTGGGTGTTAGCAGGGTCCCATTGACCTCGCCATAGCCGATAGTATTCATCGAACCTATCTTCGTAATTAGATTCATAGTGATTTCTCCAGTTTTCACACTTGGTCATCACCCACTCTTCCAGAGACTCCTCAATCATGAGAGTGTCTGGACTTAAGATATCTTCTGCCATAGTACTATCCTTAAAGTAAAGCTATGCTGTAGCCTAGTGTAAAGAACACTATGGCGCTGATTACGTAGATCCCGTAGGTGTTTAGGGGCCTAAAAACTTTCTTGTTCATGGTCTAGCAACTCGCTTACTGCGTCGATAATTTCCATAGATTCTGCGTAGGTCTTCACTTGATCCTCGACAGCCCCCACGAGATCAGGGTGCTCACCGATACCTACGGATCTCTCGTATACGTTAATGTTGGCTCGGGCCTCTAGTACCTTGGCCTCGTGTTTAGCCTTGATTGCCTCAAGTAGCTCTTGTTTCACGGTCTGGGACTCCTTAGTGGGCTCTAGTAACCTGCTATAACGTCTAGAATCTCGTGCTCATCTATCTCGTAGTCGTAGTGGTAAGCTACTTGTGCTAGCTGGTCGATGTACGCCAGAGCGTCTACCAAGTCATCGTGTGTCAGTGGATCTGGAAACTGAAACAGTTGGTCTAAGAATCTGTTGTTCCACTCACCCTTGTTAATAGACACAAAGCCGTTCTCAAAGCGCCCCTGTAGCGCCCACATAACCCTGTCGGTCTTCTTCTTGTTACCGTGGGTCAACTCTTCTACTCTAAAGAAAGTCCCGTAGCGCTTCTGTAGGTCCGTCAGGGGACTCATGACAGCCTGCTTTGCTATTCCTCTCTCAATACCAACGCTAATGGGTCGGTAGTCTCTAACGGCCTGAAATATCTTGGCGGCAGTCTCGTCAAGGCTCCACCGCCCATATATAATGTTATCAACGTACCAACCATCAGGGCTAACTTTAACAACAGCGATTGCGGTTTCATCAAGTTTTGTATTCTTAGTCCTCTTCTTGTTCACTTCCTCAAAACCAGCGAGGTCAACAGCAATGTAGTAGTCACCTACGTCCGGCTCTTCTCCGTACTTGACCCAGTCCTCCTTGAACATCTCAGAGCCTCTGGCCTCAAAAGACGCCATAAACTCCTGACGGAACGCGTAAGAGGACATAGACTTCTTAGCCATGTCGATCTCAGAGGCGTCCAAGAGAGGGTTGTCGTAGCTCGTAAAGTGCCACCCCTTGTACGTAGG